GACCGTTCCAGCACCGATAGTTGTGGTGTCGGTTGAAGTAGTGGGGTCGATAATTACGAACGAATTACCTCGCTCCTCAGCCTTTGCAAGAAGCGCGTTCACTACCGCACTGCTTGTCTGACCAGGTGCGTTTAGAAGAAGCACACCTTCAACGGTGTCAAGGTTAGAAAGAGCAGAAATGTAATGGGTTGCTTCTACAGGGTCTCCATCGGAGCCCATAAACATTGAGAAGACATCAGAACTAAAAGCCCACTCTGCGCTAGCAGTTAGACCGCTAGCTACGGAAACCTGCACGTACTTGGAGTATGTGTTTATTACAGTCTCAACGTATCGGTTGTTAGTTGGGTCAGTTGAAACTTCATTCCAACGCTCTACCTCAACACCAGCGAGCCGAACAGAGACGTTAAAAGTAGGAACTACTGATGCTGTAGCAGCTACTGCCCCGCCGGTAGTTACGATCGACAGATCGTCACCCCAGACGCCCTCACTGGATGCTTCGACGGAAAATAGAGCGGCAGAGGCTGCTCCTGTACCATTTGGGTAATACGCAACCGTGGCGGTCGCCTTTGTAGCAGGGCTGCCATCTCCTGAAGTGCGTAGAACTCGCAGGATGTAGGCATCACGACCACCATTAGCAAAGTAGTGGTAAACGGAATAACCCATCTCATGCTCAATGGAAATGTCGCCAAACGTCGACTTAAATGAGCTCCATGAGTTGATGAGTGTTGGTGTCAGCGGTCCACGTGGGGCTGTACCGATAAAGGTGGCTACAGCCTGAGCGTTGTTAGCGCGAGCAACGTTACTTACCAATGGCGATTCGGTAACGTAAACACCTGGGTTTGAGTATGTAGGCATTTAAATGACCTCCGAAAACGGGGTAGTGAATACAGTGGGGTTCTGATTGTCTGCATTTGTAATAGTAGCAACAACTGATGTAACTTGCTTGACTTGGACTAGGTCGGATGCGGGGATCTCAGCCGACATATGTAATGTGTACACTTTTCTAAAGATCCGCTTACGGTAGCCAGCTTCTCCGTCAAGGAGATCGCTGTTTACCCACGAGATCAAATCAAACCGACGGATTGTCCCGTCTTCCGGGACCTCGATAAAACCGCGGCGAAAGGGCGCTACGCGTCGCAAAATCTTCGAGGTCAACTGCCGATCATGTAGAGCGCTTCTGGCGTAGGTTGAGATTTGGTAAATGAGAGTCACTGGAACAAATGAATCCGTCCGCAAGTAGTCGTTGCCACCCAGCTCAGCAGCCATGCCAGCGGCGTCTAGTTCGGACGGGAAATAATCGAGGTAGACAGGAGATAGGGATGCCCCGGAAATACCACTCGCGTAGTAGTATGACTGCTCGGAGTGCTGCAGGGATCGGTTATGGGATAGCCCAACATGCTCGATTGTTATAAACGGGTATTCCTTCTCGGTCTCCCCCTCGGGATAACGGAAGAATACTTTTGCGACACGCTGGGGGTTCTTATCGTCTGATACAGATATATTCGAAAAGCGAGCCTTAATAGCGGCATCTTCTGCGAGCAGGAATCCGGGATGAGTCACAGGTCGTAACCCTTCATTGCGACTTTGTACTCCTCGTTAAAGTCATTCTCGTAAACCCGCATTACACCTCGTGGTGGGGAGTCTGGGGTACCGTACTCCAGGGCCTCTGCCATCCGCAGTTCTTCTTCGGTACCTTCCACCCCCACCGTTACCCGGTCATCCGCGCCGATGGTTACATTTAGGTTTTGTGCTGATGTGCCCCACAGTTCCGGAGACGATGCCTCACGCCTAATCTTTGATGTAAATGAGCGGGCTACACGGGAACGTATGGATGGTTTTACTGAGGATTCAGAAAACGCGGAGGTGAACCCGATGGAGCCTAGGAGGGCGTTAGCCAACACAGAACTAGGAGAGGATTCAGATGTAGAGGTAGCCTTAGACATGGCCGTACTCTCCGGGTTCTGGGCAGTTGTAGTACCTAACGCACGTCAGGTGATATAAGTTTACCCTAAAGTAGGGAGGGTTGCAGGCCATGCGTAATTGTCTATACGCAATTGCTCAGGTCCTGGATCATTTATAAACTCTTGGTCAATTAATATTTCTTGACCAGCAATAAGCACAAACACGTCATCGCGTAGACGGCCACGGACCCGATAATCGTAGACAGAGTAGTACCTACCATCATATGAAAATATATCATTTAGATGGTTACGGTATTCCCAAGGTTGGTCTATACCAGCGTCTCGCATGTCCTGGATTGACACAAACATGTTCATTGTTTGCACAGGCTGACGGCCTTCTGGGATAGACCTCTTTTGATCTTCGTTCTCTGAACCCAAAAGTATAGGAAGTACTACTCCAGTCTTGTACTCCCTTCCACCAACGCCTGGTACACCCTCGTCATAAACATCGTCGTAGATGCTATTGACAGACGCTGACCCTAGCGGCTTGAATTCATACCAAATAACGCTTTCGCCAGCCACATCGTGGTGGCGGCGGAAGTGTTTGTTTATGATGCCTAGTTCTCTACGAACGTCCATCAGTAGTACGCCGTAGTCGTCTGCCCAGATCTTGGGGTAGTGTCAACGTACACGTCCTCCCGCAGGTTGTCGTCGGATAGCTCGGTGTTAACAACACCGGAATCGATATCTGGCCAGAGACGCTCAAGTGGTGAATAGTCCCCGAATTCCTTAGGCTTGTATAGAGGTACAAGGCGATTAGTGGTGCGGGATGTACGTCGTAGGCTAAATACCTCAAGTCGGTCTACGCCGATGTTAAGCGCCGTAGCATGACGCTTGTACTCCCCTTCCCACTGAGCAAGCATGGACTGAACCATACGGAAACGTTGGCTGGCCGGAATGTGCACAGACTCAGACGTTATTACGTCGATATCACGGCTGTACTCAGTAAGAAGGGCCCAAAGACATTCCACAATTGCAGCAATACCAATGGCGTTGACAAGCATGTCTGACATGCCTTCTATACCAACCTTTAGATCGCGCAAATGCTTTTCTAGGGCGCGCTGAGAGTAGAACGATAGATCAGCTGGGGTTACCCATTCATAGTAGTATCCCTCAATCAGGAGCTTTGACCCAGTTGGTGGTACCGACGCCAGGCGAAGGATGCCGTTGCGGTCATCAAGTGAGTACGACGATGACGCCAGCTCCGTCGTCACACCTGTAGTTGTGTACGTTGCAACCCACAGGCTGCTTGCGTCTATGTTGGTCTGCCCTAGTTGGTAGGTGCGCCCAGCAACGTCAAAAGTTGTTTGAAAGAAGCGCGGAAAGTCCCGAAGGTAAGTACGGGCAATCGTCTCTATATCTGCAAAGGTAGCCACGTCAATATTCTACTATGAGTCAGGTAAGGTATCTTGACGGGCCTGGTTAACACCAGGGTATGAATCTCTGAGTCTCTTACTAGTTATAGACCTTTTAAGTAGTACGGTTAGTGCCCCAAGACCAGTTGGCTTAGGCAAAGTGCTCATGCGTACCTTATAAAGTATCGGACGTACAACGTCTCTGGACGGAGGTCAATTGGGGTCGGGGACTCTTGTCCTGCGTAACCAGTAAACAAGTTTGAACTAGGGGGGATAGCCACGCTATGGCGGTGGTCTGGGGCTTTTTCAGTTTTTGCTGTCCCATTAATATTGCTTTGAACGTTTGGGTCACCCGGTTCAGATACCGCCCTAAAGGAGCTAAACGTGTTGCGGCGGTAGTCATGTAGGTGCTCTCCGCCCAACCCGCTGTCCACCGCGTTGTGACCGTGGTCCATGGTATGGCGGTGCCGCGGCAAGTTACCTTCAGTCAGGGTTACTTGAGACCCTACGTTTCCTACTGGTGATGCAAGCGAACCTCCAGTGGATGGCAGCCCGGCAAGATACATACCGCGAAGGTCTGGTACTTTAAATCTGGTTGTACCCGACTCTTGGCCAAAGGAGTAGTTTAAGACATTAAACAAAAGTGGCTTTGTTACCGGGTCTTCAAACCTTCCGTCGCACTCCATCCACACTGCCGGATTTGGTGAGCTACCCGCAACAAGCCAAGTAATTACCGTACCTACAGGCACACCTGGGTCAGCCTGGATGTTGGCTAGCTCTACCCACTGGTCACTGGTGCGCTTTACGTAAACTCCGGATGAACCAACACCTAGAGATCCGGTTTGTAAGTAGAAGTCACCTACGGAACCAACGCTTGGTTGTGGGGCAACAGGTCCACGAAAAGGTATAGGTGTTTGAATATTCTTACGTTTGTCGACGATTTCTGCCGATGTAATACTGTTACTGGCAAAACGGTAGATGCTAGCTAGAACCACATCTGTGTCGGGGTTGAAGTAGCTGAGTACGTTCAAACCCGCTGTAGAAACAATGCGGCTCTTGGACTTGGGGAAAGCCGGGTTAGTTGCTGACTCACTACCAAACAGGCACACTACGGATGCCGTTGACCCAGAAACACGCGCAACAATTAGGTCAAAACGTAGGGTACTTGGGGGTGAGGGAAGGGGTAGGTAACTGTTCGGCTCTACTGCGTAGACGGTGCCGTTAATTACAACCACACCACCGGCTACTGCTACTGCGGTGCCCTGCACTGTAGTTGGTGTTACTTCACACCCACTAATAACCCCGGTATTACTGTTACCAAGAACCTCAAAGTCAATTGAGTCTGGCTCGGCCTGGTCTAACGCTGAGTACTTGTTACCCGACGTGGTATCGATCGCGTTAGGAATAATGTAAGGCATTTGCTACCTCAGAGGGTGTCGTAGATGTTTCCTGACGCCCGCAGGTAGTTGAAGAGGTCCTTGGGGAGCTTGTAGCGCTTACCATCTTCAAAGTTGTAAGCAGTACGGCCCCAGAACATCTTCCAGGTTCCCTTAACACGGGCGTTTACGAGATTTGCGTCGGCAGCCATTGCGATTACCGGCTCTTCGACAACTGGTTCTCCGTAAACCACAATGTCTTCTTCTACTTCAACGAACTCTGGATTTGTTTTCCGAACCATTTTAGCTCCTATTGGGTACATAAATGAAGATGGTGGGGGTGGTTACCCACCCCCACCATACTACATCATCCGGCCTCTGTGGCTCAGGAAATGGCACCACCGAGGTATCTTATGGCTGATAGTAGTAGGTTTGGATTATCTTTAAAATGTCCTAATCCAGAATTGCAGTTAGTACAGAGTAGGCCCCGTACGCAGTTTCCGCAAGATGTAGGACCCGAACAACATGCATGGTCGTGGTCTACTGATAGACGACTTGTAGGCAGACTGCTTAATACAGTACCACAAACAGCACACTCACCATTTTGTTTTGCAAGTAAATCGTCGTATTGATCTACTGTTAAATTAAACCGCTTAAGTCTCTGGCGTAGCTTTTGAGCGTTGTATAGATCTGGGTTGTTGTTAATCCAGTTTCGTTGTTTTATTATCCCGCATGACTTGCAGTATGGTTGTATTTTTAATTTACTTTTTGAAGACTTACTTTTGTGATACTCAGTTAGTGGTTTTTCAGTCTCACAGTTGGGACATTTCTTGGTGATCTCGTCTGACATGCCTTTAGAATAACATGGAAGAAGGGGGCCAACTGGCCCCCTTCTTCGCAGTAACTATGAAGTTCGATCAGGAGATCGCCCCTCCAAGTGTATTCAGGATGACTCGTGACTCGTGAGTGATGACACCGAAGCCCCAGATGGCGTACCAAGCGAGACCGTGCTCACGACCGAAGTCGATGACGCCACCGTCGCGGAGTTCAACTGGGAGTGCGATGGCATGACCAAAGGCGTTGTCACCGATCATGATGGCGCTGTAGGACTCAGCGTCGGGAGCCTGTGCGCCACCGGCCACTGGATCGAGGTCAGCGGGAAGGGAAAGACCCTTCTTGACCTGGGTGGTCTCAATGAACACCACGTCGTAGAGACGCCCGATTTCACCAAGCATGAAGTTGCCGGGGGCGGCGTACTTGGTGACTTCGATGAACTCTGGCCAGTCGCGGAGGCTACGGGCCTGTGATGGGTGCACGAAGCACACGTAGGTGTCGCCAAGACGGGGGATGTTCTGACCGGCGAGGACCTCGACAGCGTCCTTGATGGAGGCTGGACTGAGGTAGCCAGGGGCGCTGGCTGTGCCGACAGTACCCGCATCGTATGGGCTGATTGCGCCACGGGTTGTCGCGGGGTTACGACCGAAGACAACGCTTGGAGCAACGGCAGAGCCGCCACCGAAGGGAACGCCGTTGGCGTACAGGGTGTTACGAGCCTGGATGTCCATGCTCTGGGCCATGTGACGACCAAGGAGACGTGAGGCGGAGGCCATAACGTCGTCGAATGAAGCATTAAGCAACAGTTCGGTAACGGCAACGGCCTGACCATGCTCAGTCACGGTGATCTGAATCTGGCTAGCTGACAGGGCTACTGGCTCCATACGCACACCTTCGGTGAGTGTTGCACCGGTGCTCTCGTTTACGGCGAGGTTGGTGTAACGCATGAAGTTGATGGTGAGACCTGGCATAACGCCAAGCTCGGTCTTCTTTACAGCAAACTGCTCGAACCGTAGTACGGGCATGGCCTGGAAAAGAATTTCCTTTGACCAGATCTGCTGAATTGCTGGTGAAAGAGTTGCGTCACTGGAATAACCGGTCGTAGTAATGCTCTGAAGACCGGCTCCGGTAACCGCACCTCCTGCGGGGGCGGGAAATGCCATGGTGTTATCCTCCGATGGATAGGTTTAT